CTCATTCAGTTGCGGCGGCAGAGGATGTCCACTAGCTGCCGCAGCATTTGCCGTAGCCAACTGTCCCTGAAGCCTTTGCGCCCGGTAGGTGTGGTAGTTCGGCTGCGGATATTCATCCTCTTCGTCCAGTTCGTAGCTCAGGAACGACTGCAACTGCTGGATCAGGGTCGGCGGTGGTGGCTGGCTTTGGCCGAAGGCGATGACGGTGCCGGCGAGCAGGATGAAGACGACGACAATCCAATTCATTTTATCCGTTCCCAGATGCGTTCGACGAGGACTTCAATGCGGTGGAGGCGGTCTAGCAGCCAGGCATTGGCTTCTTGGGTGGGAAGCCACCTTTCGTTGCCGGCAGCGGGGCTTTCGTCCCACCGAACGGACCCGTGGTGGCCGCTTTGCTGAATGGTTTTGACGGCGGTTTCCTGACGGCTTTTTTCGGCTTGGTCTTGAACGGCATAATCGTTTCTCCTCTGGGTCATTGCATCGGCATTCCTGGCGGCGGTGGGCCGGCGCCATTCGGCAGCGGCGGCCCGCCCGGCGGGATAGTAAGAGGGGCACCGGGCGGACCGGCTCCAGCACCGGGGGGTGGCCCAGGCGGAGGCGGCGGCTGCATGGCCTGCATCTTGGCCAGCGCCTGTATCTGCTCCTGGAAGTCGTCGATCAGTTCGACGACGCCGCGGGAGTTCTTCAACGGATGCAACATCATCTTCATCAGTTCGAGCGAGAACTGCGCCACCATGGGAGGCGGCAGGATGCCGGCCTGGAGAAGGCCGGCGGCGCCCTGCATGATGCCCTGCATGGCCATCATCATCTTGCCGTTGGCGTCCTGCTCGCCCTGCTCGTCGACGGCGACGGTGGAGTCGGTCTCGACGTCGATGGAGCAGGTGCGCTGGAAGTCGTCCCTGAGGATGGCCTCGACTTCGGGGGTGACCTCCTCGCCGGTCATCCGCGTAAGGGTGCTGGCGTCGAAGTTCTTGGCGATGATCTCAGCCTTCATGCGCAGTAATTCGCGGGCGAAATTGGCGCAGACACGCTTCTGCTCGGCGAGACGGTTGGTGCCCATCGTGCCCTTGATGCGCTGCGCGGTGGCGGTCTCGTAGGGGTTGGAATTGCCGCGCATGATGTCGGAGATGCCCATCACCTCGTAGATCGCCTGCTTGATCTGCTCGCGGGCGAGGTAAAGCTCCTTGAGCGCGTTGACCCACTCGATGATCGGCACCAGCCAGATGTGATTGGCGAGGCCGCCATTGATCAAATCGATGGCGGCGATATCGCGGTTCGAGGCGTTGTAGCCGCCCCTGACCTTGATCTTGTCGGTGAGGCGCGAAATCTGCCGGGAGGTCTCGTCGAGATCGGCGGCGAGATGGCGGTAGAGGTCGTAGTAAGGCCGCGGCAGCATCGAGTCGGTGGTGGTGACGGCCAGCAGCGGCTTGGGGACGGGGAAGAAGTTGGAAAGACCGAGGCTGTCGGGGTCGACGCGCAGCACGAGGCCGTCGACTTCGCGAATGAACCAGATGACCTCGGTCCTGGTCTTGTTCCAGATTTCCCAGACCATCGCCTTCTTGATGACGTCGCCGAGCTTGTTGGCGGTCTTCATCGGGCTGCCGCCGCCGACCACCGACTTGGCGGCGCTCTCGTCGGTCCATTTCAGCACGTCCTGCAGTTTGTTGGCGGCCTTGAGCGTCTGCAGCTGCTGGCTGTCCTCGAACTCGGCGAGCAGGGATTTCTCGTCGAACAGGTGACGGAAGGCGACCCACGAGCCGTCGGTGAACTGGCGGACGGGATCGTAGAGGATGTCCTCCCAGTAGACGTATTCATCGCTGACGGTCTCCCATATCTTGACGTCCTCGGTCAGCGGCGCGGCGTCGCCTTGCGGGGTGGGCTGGCCGGGCAGGGAGAGATTGCCGCCCATGACCGGGTCGGCGACCGGCTGGGACTGCAGTTGCGGATACCAGCGGACACGGCAAGTACCTCGGCCAGGCAGCAGCATGTCCTTGACGGCGGCCTTGATCGCCTCGTGGCTGGTGGTGTCGTCGACGACGATGCCGAGCGCCTTTTCCATGACGGCGGCGGCGGTTTCGACATCCTTCTGGTCCGGCATCCCCGGCGGGGGAGGGGCCGGCATCATCGGCGGCATCGAGGGGGGAGGCGGCTCCTCGGGGGGAGGAGGGGTTGGCGGCGGTGGTGGTTGCTGGACTGGCGGCTGCGGCGGGTGCAGGCCCTGGATGTTGATGTCGACGCCGAGATTGGGGCTCGGCGGAGTGGGTGGCAGTGGCGCCGGTGGCGGTGCCTGAGGGGCCGCCGCCGGCGGTCCACCCGGCATCCCCGGCCCTGGCGGCGGTGCCATCGCCGGCGGGGCCGGAGGCAGAGGCGGGGGTTGCGGAACCGGGGTGGTCTTCTTGATGAAACGGGAGCGGACGACGGGGTCCGGCGGGTTGGCGTAGATGTTGGGCAGCATCACTTCGGTGTTGGAGAAAAGGATGTTGAAGACGATGTCGTTGACGTTGCGCTTCTTGTTGAGCGCGGTGTAGCTGCCGTCGTTGCGGTAGATGCGGATGATCTCACGCCCGCGCTGGCGCCAGTCCTGCTCGGCGCGCTCGGCGTCGGCGAGGCAGCGCTCCCAGTATTGCGCGTCGACCTCGTCGGTGGGGTCGGTTGGGGGTTCCTCGGGGTTGACCGGCGGCGTGTCGGCCTTGCCGGCCTCGGCGCTAATGGTGCCGGCGACCTTGGGGGTGTCGTCGAAAAATTTCGTGGCCATGCTCAGAGGTCCAGTTCGTCGAGCTTGAAGGCGTTGCGGATGAGGAAGGGGTTCTTGTCCTCGTGCTCGGTGACGAAGCCGGTCGAGCGAAAAGGTCTGCTCATGCAGGCGTAACGGACTTCATCCACGGCGTGGTCCTCCGAGTCGGTATCGAGGTCCTCGGGGTTGTGCTCCGAGTGCTGCATCATCGGCAGGGTGCGGATGGTATCACGACAGGTATCGAAGAAGTAAATCATCGGGCGTCCGTCGGCGTCGCCCCGCAGCCGAGCGCGGACCTGGTCCCAGCCGCCCATGCGCTTATCGCGGCTGACGCGGGCGTTGTCGGCGCGGCGGAAGAAGGCGCCGGCCCTGCCGAGGGTCTCGCCGATGGACGGGCCGGAGATGACGGCGAAGGCCGCCGGGTCCAGCACCCCGTAGGCGATATCCTCGCGATTGTCGCGCGCCACGATGCCGGCACCCACCACTTCGGCGGGAAGACGGAGGCCCTCGTTGGCGGCGGCGGCGCCATACCACTCGCGGTAGCGGACAATCGCACCGCGAGGCAGGATTGTTTGCCGGCTAACGATTGGGAAATCATCCTGCACGTGAGCCCACCAGCCGACAGAGAAAGGCTTCGCGCTGCCCCAGTCCATGGAACGGAAACGGACCCAGTCGGCAGGGATACGGAAGGATTCCAGCACGTGCCGGCGGCGGTCGAACTCCGGGAAAAAAGCCCCCTCGATGACATCCCAATCGCCCTCCAGCCAGGCGCGGACGAGGGCCTCGGAGCCACTGGCGCGCAGCCTGTTGATATAGCCGGGGTCGTTCTTGAGCAAGGCGGGGTTGTCGGTGACCTTGGCCGGGATGAAGACGCGGGTGAGGCCGGTGCGGGGATCGGTGGTGGGGCGCATCGGGCCGAGGTCGATGGCCCACTGCTTGACCCAGTGGTGGCCGGGGCCGCCGGGGTTGCAGGTGGCGCGGAACTGGCACTTGATACCCGGCACGGCGCTGCGCAGGGTGGCGAACAGCTTGAAGATCGCCTTGGAGTCGGCGTACTGCGTCAGTTCCTCGACGTAGACGCGGGTCAGGGACCAGCCCTGGTAGTTCTGGGCGTCGGAGTCGGATTCGAGGTAGGCCATGTTGAGCATGGCGCCACCCTGGAAGCGGAAGAACTTCTTCTGGTCGTTCCATTGCGCCGCCGAGCCGTACATCTGCTGGGCGGTCTCGATGGTGTCCTTCAAATCCTCGCGGGTCTTGCGCACCATCAGGCCGCGGGCGTGGGGGCCGTGACGCTCGGCGTGGAGCCAGAACTCGCCCAGCGTCG